GGATGTTGATCGCGGTCTGGAACTGGATCGAGCTCAGCTCGAGCGCGCGCCGCGGCTGCACCGCGAACGAGTAGGCAACGCCCCACTCCGACCCGTAGTCGAACGAGTCCTCGAACCAGGTCACGTTCTCGTCGAGGCCCTCGACGAACGCCTCCTGGCCGAACGCGATCCCCTTCTGGATCGGCACCGTGCCGCCGACCCCGCCGTTGGCGTAGGGGACGTTGAAGGACTCGTAGATCACCATGCCGCCGATCGCCGCCACGGCGCCGGTGAAGATCGGGTTGTCCTCCGCCCGCGGCAGCGCGTAGGTGACAGCCGTGTTGTAGGCCGCGTCGTTCTGCAGGTCGAGCGAGGCGAACGGGTGCAGCACGCAGAAGAACCAGTCCCGGCCGGCGGCCCGGAACGGCTTCGCCTTGTTGTTGGCGAGCAGCGCCCGCAGCTTGCGGATGTCGGCCACCGACGTCGTCATCGCCGTCGACAGGGTGGCGTTCGACGTCGCCGCGCCGCCGTACTTGATGTTCGGCGCGTACGTGGCGCCGTTCAGGTTCGTGGCCTGCAGGAAGTTCGCGAACCGGAGGTTGTCGAGCTTGTCCATGCCCCACTCGGACAGGCGCAGCGACGCCTCCTCGCGAATGTCGATCATGGACTTCTTGGCGGCCCGCCGCCAGCCCCGCACGGCGTGGCGCCAGAGCACCGGCACGCACGTCATCGAGGAGGTCGTCAGCTTCTCCTCGTTGCCGGTCAGGGTCGTGTTGTCGCCGGTCACGCCCGCGCCCGAGAGCGGGTTCGAGACCTGGATGTTGACGGTGTCGCCGGGGTTGTTGAGCAGCTCGGCGGCCTGGATGATCGGCATCCCGGAGCCGGGCGGCCCGGTGAACGGGCCCCAGAACCCGTTCCGGACGTGGGAGCGCAGGACGCGGCGCGACCACACCTGCGGAATAGACGACTGGACGTCGGACACAGCCGTGGTGGGCACGTCCGATCACCTCCTGATTCGGGTCGTCAGTCCGTGACGAGGCGATGCGACAGGTTGCGCAGCGGCTCGTCCAGCTTCGGATCGAGCAGCGCCTCCAGTCCCATCCCCTCGACCGCACCGACGGTCAGCTCATCACCGGCCGACGGGGGCGGACCGCTCCCGTCGGGGGGCGGCTGGACGTTCCCCAGCCGCGCCCGCACCTCCTGCTCCACCGACTCCGTGATCGCCCGCACGTCGTTCGACCGCAGCTCGTGCGATCGGGCCAGCGCGAGCTCGAGCTCCTCCGGCGACCGGAAGGCAGAGAGGTCTGCGAGCAGCTGGGGATCGGCATGCGGGTAGCGCTCCCGGGCCGACCTCGCAAGGTCGGCCTTCGCCGTCTCGCGGGCGATGGTGGCCGCGACCATGCGACCGACCTGGGCCTCGTCGACGACACCGGCGGCGGGTGTGCCGTCCGGGTCCGACGAGGCCGCCCGCAGTTCTGCCTCCAGCCGGGCCGACTTGGCCCGCTCGCGATCGAGCTGGGACTGCAGGTCGCGGCGGCGCTTCTCGTCCGCATCGACCGCACCCGGCGACGCATCGCCGGTCCCGTCAGGAGCGCCACCCGACCCGTCGGCCGGCGTACCCGTCGCGTCCGGATCGCCGTCGGAGTGGGTGGCGCCGCTCACCGGGCCGATCCTAGCATCACGACGTCGGCTCACGCACGTCGCGCACCAGCGAGGGGTCGGCCCGCCGCCGCGGCCCGACGTCGATCTTCGTCCGGTGCCGGCCCTCCACCCGGCCCGCGATCAGCGCCGCCCGGTGCAGCCGCACGTCGTCCAGGGCGAGGTGGTAGGCCTCCGTCTGCTGGAACGCCACCAGCCGCGGATCCAGGTCGACCAGGCCGCCCAGCCAGGCCGTCTCCAGGTCGCGCTGGTTCTTGCGGGCGTCGAAGTAGCCCTGCAGCTCCGGGTGCGTGAGTAGGTAGGACGCCCGCGCCGAACCCTTCGGCAGGCCGAAGTAGGCGTCGAGCATCGCGCCGACCGCCTTCTCCTCCGGCGTCGTGCGCTTCGAGTCGAAC